GCCTTCATCAAAGTAACACCTGTTTTATAGTCTTACGACTAATGGTTATTCGAACCGTAACTCAATACGGCATCTTTAATCTGGATACCAACCCAAGACAGGTGTTACCGTGATGAAGGCGAACTTTACTCATAACGGAGCAAATGTTTTTGTATGTCCGTCAATTGATAATGTTACTGCTCCGACATAGGAGCATTCTTTAGTTCCTGGTACGGCAAACTTACCTTCGCCATGCCAGTGAAATGAAGGAGCGTTACACTCACCGCCATTAATGTTAACCAGCGAAACATCCATCACCTTCTTTGTCTTACAGTGGACAATATGATCCTTCTTCGTATCCTTTTCACAAGTGATATCATCCGAAGCATATGCTATATTAGCAAATAATAGACTAGTTGTCAAGAGTATTTTCGAAATCTTCAAGTTCAGGTCCTTTCTCACCATTAACTCCTTCACTGGCACGGCCTACTAGTTGCGTCCCGTAAAGCACACTCACCGACGGTCGCCAAAACGCAACCAGACAAACCCAAACTAAGAAACACCAAAGCGATTGCCATATATACTTTTCTCATAATGCGAACTCCTGTCTAAATTGTTTTACCTTGTTAGCAAGTTCGGGAATATAATCTCTACGGTTCTTCACAAATACCTGTGGCCGAACTTCACCATCCACAGATATCAATACAACGATTTGTTTACACTGTATGCCTGTCATCTCTTCATACATCAGAGAGTAGCAGGTGCATTGCTCAAAGTAGTTTAGAATCCAATCCTCTCGTTTCAGTTTCGTAGATGTCTTGAAATCGATGATAGACGGCACTCCGTCGAACTCACCAATACAGTCGACCTGACCTGCTAGACCCAATGCCTCACTATATAACATCGTCTCGACATAGTGAATATTATCTATTCTCGATAATGTTGGGATCATGTCAAAGAATGCCTGTTTCATATCAGGCATTACATCTTCGGTCAGGAAGTCTTTCTCGTTTGTGATATAAGATTCCATAAGACTATGGAATTTTGTACCTCTTCGGCTTGCTCTTGCCGATATCTTATTCGCTTCTTCTTCCCCCACACGGGCCCTCCACTTTTTGATGGAGTCACCTTTGAAATGTGATAGAAAGGTTGTGACGGAAGGCAATCGTGTGCCGTTTGGTGAGATGTAATATCGCTTGCCATTATATTCTTCTCTTTTCAGTTCACATAGAACTTTGTCATTGTTGATATGGTTAAATATTTTCATTCTTATATCACATTGTAAAGTGGGTAGGCGGAAGATTGACTCCCGCCTACTATTTAGGTCACCACAATACCTTGTGCTTCAAGTTGAGCCTTAAACTCTGCCTCTTTATCTTGATTGAACTTGATCCAAAATTTTAGATCACCTCTCTGACCGTCTCTTTGCAGTTTGGCCATTTCTTCATTGATGAATGCTTTTAGTGCTGCTAGATATTCTTCTTTTGTCATAGACCCATCTCCGTCTTCTGTATAATATATTCTCTGACTGTACCAGAACGAACAATATCTTCAATACCAAATTCGATGTGATCGAATGAAGGCATACGTCTGGTGATTGCCATTAGTTCTCTAATGCCAGTCTTATCATGTGGTTTATTTAGATCACTCTGACGGTAATCGCCGCAGAAAACGATACGGGAGTTATTACCAATACGAGTCATAACGGTATCAATCTCCTGAAAGTTCATATTGTTGCACTCGTCAACGATGATAATACTATCATTAAAAGTTGTTCCACGCAAGAACGAAGTTGTGGTAAACTCTACTAATCTTTTCATTTTAAGAATACGCCATCCGTCACCACGGCCGAATAGATCGTCACAAATTTCCTGATAGGGTTGTTCGTAGACTTCCGCTTTTTGTTTTTCAGAACCAGGTAAGAATCCCATGTCTCTGGATGGAACTACGGAGCGGATGATAACGACCCTCTTATATGTCTGTTCGATTAACACCTCCTTTAGGGCGAGATAAGATGATAGAAAAGTTTTACCGGTACCGGCATAACCATGTAGCATAAGATTAGAACCTGCTTCGTATGCGTCCCACACTCTCTGTTGGTTTACTGTTAGTGGTTTGATATGACGCAGTTCAAAGTGGTTTCTTTCAGCGATATTATCATGTTGCTGTTGGTTATTTCTTTTCGTTTTTCTAGACATATATTGACCTTTATTGCTATTGTTGGTCACGTCATCATAACAAAAAGAGGTCGTCGCCTTTTTACGGGCACGACCTCTAAACCTTTTACTGAAATGTTCTTCTGACAGAGTTTAAATCTCCTTTGGAATATCCCAACGCTTATTTGCGACCGCATCTGCTTGAGGGACTGCGGATTTAACACGACCAAGAATGTATTTCTGAAAATCTGATGGGGGTTTTGTTACGCCAATTGAAACAGGATCGACAAAGTTTGGCACTGTCACGACCTGTTCCCAATCTGGCTTGTCGTCTAGGTAGGTGTCATGCTCGGCCATCGTCATTGAGACGGTGACTTCTTCATCGGTCTTCTTATTGCGAAATGTATAATAGGGCATTATGCTTCCTTCAACCACTCAGGCGCTTCACGGAACTTCCACTTGTGAAGATGCGCCTTGCCATACTTGTAATAGTTACGGTAGTTTTCTACCGCATTTTCTGATATGATGTATTTAGTATCCATGCAGCTTGGCGGTTGCGTAAAGTCTTTATTAGAAATGTTGTTTGGTGTAAGAGCAAGTGTGCCTTTTAGACCACTTTCTTCGACCTTGTGGATCTTACCATAGCGATAGGTGTATTCTTTACAATGTTCATCTAGATAACACCATAGCCATCCATAGTTGCGGGCGTTCTCCCGAGCCCACACAGCCGACGGATGATTGATATGTGTAGCCGAATATAGAACAGTCTCACGGTCATCAGGCAGGCGCCAACGCTTTACATTGCGACCAGTCTTAGTCTTATCGGTATACTCTACACCGTCAAGCAAGCGATGAGCAGTAGACAAAAGTTGGGCACTCTCAAGGATCATCTTGACGCAATGAGAATCGACTGCCCACTCGGCACACATTTTAGGGTCAGTATGAATATAGAAAATGTTCATTTACTCTCCTTTGCCCAACATTCTGACAAATCACCATTCAATGCTTTGACTTGATCACAAACTTCTTTAGAAGGCATTATAATCTTCTGCATTACTGTTGGACACTTTTCTAGATTTGATTCAGCAACACTAGCACAGTTGAAAACATACATTACAAGAAACCATTTCATAGGTCACGCTTACCTTTCCAGAATGTAACGATCACAGGAAAACGGAGTTTGTTATCATCCGTTTTGTTCTGATATCTCACGGTAACATCCGTACCGACATAATCATTAGCATTATACAGCAGTTCTTTTAGAAAGTCAAACGAGCCACGCACTCCTGAAAACTGTGTCGTTCCGTCTTTCAAACGAATTTCAATCCTCTTGGCAGCACCCGCCCAGTTACCTAGTCCTTCTTCAATAGAGACGATTTCAAACTCGTCATCCTCAAACTCTTTATGCTTGATCAAGAACTTTGAACGCTTGCCTTCATACGGCGAGTCAGGAACACGAAGCATTTGACCTTCATATCCGTTCTCAAGATATTGACCCAGCATAGTTTCAATGTCGTGTTCATCTTCAACTATAGTAGTATTCACTCTACCAATAGGATCGTTCTCTTTTCTATACTTTGAATCAAATGTCTCGAATATATCCGCTATCATCTGATTACGACCAGCAAAATCATAATCTGACATACAGTCATAGATATGATACTGCACCAACTCTTTTGACTCTTTCAAATCTTCGGCAGTTGGCTTAGTCTTACGAACAAGAGACACAATCTTTTCAAAGTCGTTTTTCAGGTCGTGATTATACAGTTCACCGTCAAGCACAACATCAGGATACTCATCAAAGAACGGTTCAAGTGCCTCAAGAATATGTGGAGCAGAGATAATGGGCTTGCCATTGCGAGACTGCATACCGTATTTTGAAACCAGACAGCGAATGCCATCCAGTTTAGGCTGCGAGTAATATGGAAAGTCTGTATGCTTTTTGGGATCATACTTTGAGGCCAGCATACATTCATAATACTTAGCACCGATATTGGCGAGTGTTTTACTGGAATGATACTTGCCTTGCGAGGACTTTTTAGTCTCTTGGGACTGAACCTCTAACTCGACCTGCTCCTTCACAGACGTTTCATTAGAACGACCAACATTCTTGGCCTCTGGATACTTCCAACCAGAAATCACAATCTTGCCACCAGCGATACCTGAATGAGTGCGATACTTGGTATTGTCATACTCCATCCACCATACACGAGTATTGCCGTTGGAGTCAATCTTGTAAAGTTTCTGGGTAGTTTTCATTTCTTCACCACATCAATATGAGAACACCGCTGGCGATATCCATATGCGGTGCAGTTGCACGAATAGCGACCGAAGGGACCACTAGTCACAACATACGGTCGCTTTTCACCAGGAACGAGTGTCACACCATCGTCAATGTTCTTATGCGACACCCATGCTTCTATTATATTTTGCTTATTGAGAATACGGACAGGCGAGTCAATGTCACCAGTAGTGAAAAGAAATTCGTCTTTGGAAAGCCAAGACGGCCGTGGATTTACGACACGGCCGACATAGACACTATATTCAGAAACATGAACATTAGACCCACGCAAAACCAGAGTGCTTTTGTATTTGATTTTGAGACGGGTCATTTGTTTCTCCTTAGGCCACAATCTTATCGGTATGCTTCTCAAAGAAGAGTTTTAGGATATTCTCGAAAGTTGAGTCTTTCATAC